GTCTGCAAAGCGGCAGCGGTCAGCAATAGATCATTGTCCCGCCAACTAGCGAAAACCCAGGAATTGGCAGTGTTCATGGCCAAAAGCTCCTATAGATGGTGTGAATAATGACGCCATTTTGGCGAATCGTTGCGCGGTAGAGTGAATGATAATTGGCGAAGGCTAAAGCGTGTTCCAGGGTGGGGAATGACATAACCTTGCGATCTAAAATGTAGAGTTCAAACATCATTCTGCATCATCCTCCGAATAGGCTGATTCAATCCTGCGGCCGCAATGATCACAATAGAGAGCAGGATCTTCCCAGTTGACGGCAAGCCTAGCAATGGCCCAGCCATCGGAGCCATATGTGAAGCCGATGGATCTTGCCTCAGATTTACAGCATCGATGGCACAATGCAGCGTAGTCATTTGTGACGGCGAATTGAGGATAGTTGTCATGCAAAGTGTAAGGCGAGGCAATCAACTCGTCGCGCAACCTGCGGGACTTGAGCTGAATCTGGCGAAGTTCTGAATAATTCATTCTGCGGTCTCCTTCCAGTTAGCACAACAACGGCTAGAAAGCCAATACCGACCACCACCTACCATTTCATACTCTTGCAACATGGCGCGGGCTTCCTTCATAGTGTCGAATTGATCGACAGTCTCTTTGGGAAAACTGCCGTGTTGGAAGTTAAGATAGACCGTCATACCGCCACCTCAGGATAGATTGCTACGAAATAATACGCATCATCATCGTGCGCAGCGCATGACAGCACAAATTCCCGATCACTAGGAACAATACCTGCCCGATCGGCGTTGATCTTCGCCAGGCAAGCAATAGCAGCACTGTAGCCGCTGTCATCGTCGCAGGGGAGAACGGCCCGGAACGTTTGCTCTGGCGATCGCTTGTAGGTTGCGCACCACCGAGAACACTTGTGATCCGTGGCGCCTAAGTATCGAACCTTGATCAAGAAACCCGTAGGGAGATTGTGATGAGCCATAGCGTGTAGTGCCTGTGGACTTCCACAGCATAACGGCCATTTCCTGCCCATTGCTAACGACTGTTTGCAAACTGAAACAATGCAGCAGCAAGCATAAAGACATCACTGTCCCTGCCCACTGATACTACCACACACCACCCCTACGCAAAAAAGTTCTATTTTTCCATTTCAGCTATCGCTCTCTTGCGCTACAGTGATAGGTTCTCCAGGGAGGCGATTGATAGGAGCATACTTTCCAGGCTCCATAACTTCAACCTTCAAGGTTGCCAGCTCCTCAGAGGCGACACCAAGACTGTTCTCCGTGTCTCGCAGCAGCGCCGCCACAGCCGCCACCTGCCCTGTCGCCAGGCCCACCCTGATGGCCCTCTGACGCGCCGCAGCCATAAGCTCGGGGGCAAAGGCCCGAGCACTGCGCTGCTCCTCCACCAGCGCCTCCAGCGCTGCCCTGTAGGCCCTCACAGCAGGACACCCCCTGCCATACGCCTTCCGCAGCTCAGAGATCACTTCCAGCTCCGTGTAGCCCTCTCTCAGCAGTCCGTAGGCCGTCTCGCACTGCTGCTCAAAATCAGCGGCGCCATCTTCCAGCACTTCAGGGTTGACAGCGCTGTGTCCATACCCGTGATGCTCCAGGAAGCCTGCAGCAGGACTCAGGGGGATAGCAGATTGGCGAAAGCCTGTCGTCATAGGTAGAGACTAGCGCCAGTAGCAGAGACCCATCTTAGTACATTTGTACTCTTATACCCCCTATAAAGGGTTTAGGTCCTTAGAGTACTTTTTTTTTGTACTACATTTTCTTCAATTCCACCCGACTCTGGCTGCGCCACAAGGGTTCTCACCTAAGACTCACGCCCCCCCTTTTTTTGTATCGCCATGAACATGTACTACAACTCAAAAACAGACTGGGGGTCGTCATCCGTCAACGATAGCCGACATCCCTTGCGCCGCAGTCGATCTCGCGTCCCCCTATAAGGGGACAACCTCACATGGTCAACGTTTATCACGCTACCGGCATATGCGGCAACAGCGCTGGTCCCCCCTAAAAATCCCCCTCAAAAAAAACGTCCCCACGACCACCCCCCTATGCGTCTCACCTTTCTCACCACTTCCGGCCGGCCATCCTGTGACAGCTAACAGCAGTTGTCAAGTCACCAGTCAGACTGCTGCGTGCAGCGGATGAGCTTACTGCCGATGCCGGCCAGTTCCAGCGCTGCGCTGATAGCCGCTGCCGCGCTGCTGGCGACAAGCTGGAAACAGCCCCGTGTTGTGCTGACGTGATAGGTGCGGGTCATACATTGCTGAAGCAACGATGATACTCATGTCGAGTCGATGCACGACTACAGCCTGTAATTTGCAGCGCAGCGCTGACCTGCTCAAGAGGCACAGCTTGAAAGCCGCCAGTACAGTGCGTTTTCCAAGAAAAAAATCCAATTTGGCTGCCGCAAATTCGCTCTAAGTGCTGCCTGCTGCGGTGAGAGGCACAGCGAATCATAACGTGCGTGCTAGGGTCATAGTCCATAAGTGACTGCCGATTGCCCCCGTATCATACACACAGATAACAGAGGTTGTCAAGCTAAGCGGCTTGGAAAGCAGCGTTCATCCACAACGTCGTCTCCAACCACTTATCATCTAGCTCAAGCACGTCTTTCAGCAGCCGAAGCTGCGACTCATCGAGATATTTCGTCATGCGGAGCTGCGACCGCAGTGCGCTGCTGGGCAGGATGCCCTTCTCGTACAGCCGAAGCGCCTTGCGGAAGCCCCGCTGGGCCTTGTCGCGGATCACATCGGTAGCTGTGCCTTTTGGGATCAGGAACAGGTCGTCACGGGCCTCTTGGACGCGCACGGCGGGGATGATCCGACTGGTGCCGGGTTCGATCTCGCGGTCGCTGGGCACGTCTTTCTTGGGCCTGCGAAGCCGGTCATCCAGCGACCAGTCGATCCGTGCATCCGGCGCCGGCAGCGTGCGCCAGGAACCGCCGTGATCGATGATGATGGCGTGCTGCTTGTCATCGGCTGGCCGCAGCACCCGGCCGATGAGCTGCCGGTAGAGGCGCAGTGAACGCACCGTGCGGACAAGCTGCAGGCAGGTGGCTTCCGGCACGTCGAGACCTTCATCGACCACCGCGCAGGCACACAGCACGGTGATCTCGCCTGAGCGGAAACGCTCAAAAATCTGCTTTCTGAGTGTGCGCGGCGTGCTGCCACTGACCGATGCCGCTGAAATGCCGGCGTCTTGATAAAGTGCCGCCAACTGCTCAGAGTGCTCAACCGAAACACCTACGGCGATCGTGCGATGTCCGTCAGGATTGTGTTTCTTCCAGTCACGCACAACAACACCGTTGACAGGTATCACCCGCTCCATCATCACATCAGCGCTGTGCTCGCCACCGATGATCGGCACATCATCAACATTGACTTCCTTGCCGCCATACATCTCATAGTCACACAGGAAGCCGTTGTCCATCAGCCAGCGCGGCTCCGGCCCGAGCACCATGCGCGTGAAGCCAGCGCGGCCCAGGCCATCGCCAGTGGGCGTGATCGGCGTTGCCGTATAGCCGATCATGCTGGTCACCTGCAGCTTTCCCTTCAGCCGCTGATAGCTGGGTGCGACATGATGGTGACACTCATCAAGTAAGTAATCCCGACCGCGTAGTGCTTCGATCCACTTGTGCCGGCGGGTGAGTGTAGGAATCATCGCCACCGTCACATCCGCCATCGGATCAGTACGTTCAGCGCTGATGATCTGCGGCGCAAAACCAAGGTGCCGATAAACCGAACTGGCGATCTGTCCTAGGATTTCCTCGCGGTGGCAGCCGATGATCACCTTGCGGCCCTTGGCAAGCGAGCGCCGTGCTGATTCCGCCAGCATCACAGTCTTGCCGGCACCTGTAGGCGCAACGACAACTGTTTGCTCGCCTTGAGAAGAAAAAGTCTCCGCACTGTCACATGCGGAGACTTGGTAATCACGAAGGTCAAGCATTGACAGCGGCTGCCTTGACAGTCTTGGCTTTCAGCGTCCAGAACGGACTGCCGACCTTCTGTGTGGCGGTGCCTTGCTTCTGGGCATAGGCTTGCATCCGCTTGATGCGATCTTTGAGCGCATCGGGATACTCCCAAGTAGTACGGCCAGGGTTTAGGCAGAAGTTGAAGCCATTAGCCTCAAACTTGGTCGGCACTTTGCCTTTAGCGTGCAGCTTGGACAGCTCTTCGCGGAGCTGCTTATCCTGTTCTTGCAGTGCTGCGATCTGCAGCGAGATACCAGCGAGTCGCTCGGTGAGAGTCTTGAAGGAAGAAGCCATGGTGTGTGGGGTTTTGGTGAGCTGCTGTTAGTGTAGCACGCTTGTTAGCTGATGTCCTCAGGGTAGTCGAGTGCGAAATCGATCCAGTCCCATTCACGGATCAGCTCGCCGGTTTCAGGGTGTGGCCCATGCCAGCCGCCTTCGTCATCCATCTCCCAGCCAGCAGCAGTGCGGGCAGCGTAGACGCGATCGGATTCGCGCATGGCAGCTTCCACCTTTGGCAGGTGGTCATACCAAGTGGGGCGAGTGGCAGCCTGAAGCAGGTTGTTGCTAGCTTGCAGTGTGGCGCTCATTGTCAAACGTCCAGAAGGTCGGAGGCCGCAGCATTGGCTGCTACAGCAAAGTCGGCAGGCGCCAAGGACAGATCAAGCTGACGCATCAGCAGGTCGTGATCACATTGGCTTTGAGAGCCGTGCAGAGCAAGAGCTTGCTGCACGATGCGAGAAGCGGTTTTTGTGTTCATGTGGGGTGGTGAACTGCTGTTTCGAGGAGGGGGAGTTGGGGGAGGTTTCAGTTGTAAAGCAACACTTTACAACTGCCGCCGATATCATACCATGCGTTAGCGGCTAACGGACAACCACTCCACAATACGCTGTAACAGATGCTCGCGGTCTCTGCTGGCAAGCTGCGTCATGCCGTTTAGGTCGCGGAACGCATAGCACTGACAAGGCGTGATGTCCTCTAGGTCAAGCGCGATACTGCTGGATACAGGTAGGCCCTTGGCAAAATCATGCTTCTCAAAGTAGCCGACCGGCTGATCGCCATTCAGCACTTCGCAGCGGGCTGCGATGTAAGCCGGTGTGCCAGGTGGCAATGATGTGATGGGTTGCGAGAACTGCAGTTTCATTAGGCGTTGGCGCAGGTTGGCGCAGTGACGTGAGCATTGACGACATAGGCCATTTTCAGGTTTTTAGCCGGTGACGGCCTATCGGTGATTGAAACAATCCACTGCCAGCCCTTGCCATCATCTTCAGCGAAAGTCGGCTGATCGGGAATGTAGTCTTTGACTTGCTTGATTGTGCTTGTGCCGCGACAAATGCGATCACAAATCTCTGATGGCGAAAGGCCAGACTTAAGCGAAGCTCGTTGATTGACTACAATGTAGTATTTGTTGGGGTCAATCATCTGCGGTTGCGATCAATGGGAAACATGGGCAGTTGCGGGCCAGGGCCGCGATAAGGCAGCGTGCGCGGCATGTAGCGGTTGCGGATGTTGTTGCGTGCGCGTTGGATGCTGCGTTCGTGGCCACGACCAAGCGTGTAGCCTGCAATCATTGACGATGCAATGACAAAGGCAGTCAGTAGTGCGATCACTTGATGCTCCGCAGGATGGTTTTCTGTTGCTGCTGCAGTTCGTGCTCGCGGCGCACAGTCCACTCGGCAATGTTGGCGCCGAGGATCAACAGGGCAAGCACGGCAACGGCCTTGACGATGGCGCTGCTGAAAGCCTGCATCCAGATCGGTGTCGGCAGTTGCCGCTGCTCCGGCTCGATGCCGCACAGTTCAAGCTGGCGGCGCTGCTTGTCGGTAAGAAGGTTGCTCATTGCCGAAAACCGGGTTGGTTACGAAGGACATAATCGCAGAGCGCAATGGCGTCTGCTTCGTTGTCATCTTTGGGTGAATACCCAAGATGCTCAACAGCAATCATCACGAGTTTTTTGTTGGCATTGCCGCGACCCGTGATGTGTTTCTTGATGGTTCCAACAGGCACACCATCGTAGGGGATTGAGTGTTTTTCGCACCACGAAGTCAGGTGTCCCATGAAGCCACCATAGACGTGTGCCGCGTCTGTAGAGTTGTGCATACGCACTTCTTCATAGAAAACAGCCTCAAACTGCTGGCGGTAGATTTCATCCAGCCATTCAGTGAAGCGCAGGTAGCGCATACCGCCGCCTTCCCATCGCTGCGGCTTGAATGACATGGTGCCGCTGACAATCTTTGGAGGAAGAATCCCCAATGGGTCGTTTAGCCACTCCCCCAGCGCCCAGCCGGTTGTGGTGCCGAGATCCAGGCAAAGCGCTTTCTTCATGCCAGCTTCAGCGAATGTTCGGCAAACAGATCGCGCAGCTCTTTCGACAGCAGGTTGTAGGCAGTGGCGATGTCTGCGGCAGCGTCTTCCATGTTGACAACCTCGCCCGGCTTCAAGTAGCTGAGACCTTCCTTGAAGCGCTGATCGAGTGCATCAATGACGATCGGATGCTCACAGATGTCGGTGACCGCCTCCTTCTCAGCATCGCTTTCGGCGTCACACAGCGCGACATAGGCGCCTTGACTGAGCGCCCAGCGGCTGCGGAACTTCCAGGTCTCGATCCAGAAGTTCCGCCCCAGGCACTGATGGCCCCACTCGGCATAGAGTGTCTCCGCCAGATGAGCAGGGGAGGGCCGACCGGACAGTTCGTCAATCGGTGTGGCGCGGCGAGTCATCACGGCGGCTTCGCCGGTCACGGAATCCCAGCCAAGCTGATAGTTCAGCAGCGCAGCCACCATGTACTGAACCGGCTCGCGGAAGCAGTTGCGAAACACGTTGTCATTGCCGCGAGCGATGGTGCTGAGCAGTGACGCTCGCTTCCAGTATTCGTCTGGAGCGCCGCCTGTGATGTTGATGAGCATGGGGTCTTGTCGGTGGGCTCCCCCTTTGTAGCACACTGTTAGCAGCAGCGCAACAGACCTGTAACAATCGCATCATGTGTTATGGTTTCCAGTACCCCACAAGTCCACATGATGCAGTTTGACCTGTCGCAGGCACTGATGTACCTGCAGGCACTGGGCAAATCGCCCAACACTGTGCGTCTACGCGCATTTCCGCATACAAAGACACCAGTTGAGCGCAAGCAGCAGATGCGAGCGCGAAAGCTGACGTTCAACCCAACGGAGATTGAAGAGGCGCAAGCACTCGGTTACGGCGTCTATGCGGTAGTCAACGAAGGCGGCGATACCAAAGCGACGATTCAAGCGTGCGTCGCCTACTTTGCAGAGTTTGACGGCATCAGCCATAGCCAGCAGTGGGAGCGGGTCAAGGAACAGAGACTGCCTGAGCCGAGCTTTGTGGTGGACACTGGCGGCGGCAGCCTCCACTTCTACTGGGTGCTGAAACGCCCTGAGCCGAATCTGGCGCGGTGGCAAGACGATCAGCGCCGGCTGGCCGCGCACCTGGGCAGTGACCGCTCGATCAACGATCCGAGTCGTGTGATGCGGCTGCCGGGTGCGATGTACATGGATGCGCAGCAGCGGCCTGTGGCGCAGAGCCGCATTGTTCACATGAGCGACAAGAAGTACGTCAGAGAGGCTGTACTACAGAACATCCCAGAGCTGCCGCAGGAGCGAAAACCGAAGCCTCCGGCCCCGCGAGGGGGTGTCCAGAGCGACCCCATGGAGGAAGCGCTGGCCGTGCTCCGGCAGATCCCGGCACGGGTGCCTGGCGGCGGCACCAGGGACGTGTACCTGAAGCTGCTATGGGCGCTGGCCTCGATCTGTGGGCCGCAGGAGGCTGGCCGGGTCATGGCGGCTCACAGCCCCGAGTGGGCGGCGCAGGAGGATCTGGAGCGCAAGGCCGCCGAGGCGACGGGCTCGGTTGGAGCAGGTAGCCTGTTCATGCTGGCCCGCCGCGAATGGGGCATCCGCCGCAAAAGCAGCCGTGCCCCTCAGCCGCCGATGAGACAAGCCACCAGCAGCGCACCGCCGTCACCAGCGGAGCAGTTCAACCAGTACGCAAACACCACGGCGCTGTCGCCCGATGGTGCGCGGAATGAACTGCGGCAACTGATCGCAGACGGCTGCTCTGGTTCAGCATTGGAGGCTGAGTGTGTTCGCGTTGCGACGGAGTACGAGCTTTCTGTTGGTGACGCACGGCAATTTGCGCGGCAGCTTGAGAATGAAATACATGCCGAGACGCAGGCCAACGCAGACATCGTTCAGATTCGCACGCATGAAGCGCAGCGTGCATTTCGCAAAGATGTTCTGACGCTTGAGTATCTACTGCCGTCGTATCTTGTCGAGCCGATTCGCTATGTGAATGAGTCGCTGCAGTCTGATGATCTGTCGGCAGCGATGACATTCATGGGTGCTGTCAGTGGCGTCATCCGCACTGGCACGATGATTCGTGGTGACCTGCGATCATTCGTGGTGCCGCCCAACATGTATCTGGCGCTGATCGGTAAGTCTGGCCTGGGCAAGTCGCCGCTGATGCGGCAGCTCTGCGATCGAGTGTTGGACAAGGTGCGGCTGGAATACGCGGCCAAGAACAGAGCGAAGCAGGCCGACTGGTACACGGCAAACAACTTACTGCCGAAGAATCAGCAGCAGCCGAAGCCACGTCGCTTCATGATGACCATTGACAACTATACCGAGGAGTCACTGATTGAACTTCTGGGGCTGCACGAAAGCGCACAGCTTGGACTGCTGCTGAAAGCAGATGAGCTGGCCCAGGTGTTCCGTTCGCTAAACGCCTACAAAGGCGGCGGCAAGGGCTCTGAAGAGCAGCAACTGCTGTCGCTGTTTGATGGAGCTGGCGGCAGCAGCATCCGCGTGACAACGGACGTACGCGAGTTTGAGTTTGCCCAGTTCTCGATCATCGGCGGGATGCAGCCACGGGTGTTTGACATGCTGGCCAGCAACGGTGATCCAAGCGGTTTGTTCGCCCGGATTCTGCTGTGTCCGCTGCCCAATGAGATTCGTACACGCGACCCGATTGAGAGCATTGAAGCGATCGAGCAGTTTCACATCTGCGAGCGCAAGATTCAGGAAGTTGCGCTGGAAGTCTACAATCTGGAGCCATTCCAGTACGTGCTGGAGCCAGCGGCGATGAAGCGATTGGCACTGTATCAGCATCAGGCGAAGCTAGCCGCTGATCAGTCCGAACTGGATGAGCAGAGCAGTGTTTACGGCAAGCGAGCTGGCTACATTCTTCGCATTGCCGGGCTGATGCACATTCTCGGTATCGCGTGCGGCGACATTCCGCCACGCTCGATGATCGCTGATGGCCTAGTTGAGAAGGCGTACTATGTGATCGAGCACTTGCAAGCCTATGCGCTTAACGCACACCGCAGGATCCATCTGAACGTTGATTCTGCTGGCCGTGAAATGACGGCCAAGATTCAACGCATGGGCTTTATCGAGCCTCTGTCGGCAGCGCAGTTCCGCAAGAATCATCTGAACAAAAAATACCACAAGGAGTATCCCACCGACAGCATCCAAGTGTTTATGCAGAAACTGGTAGATGCGAAGTACGGTGAGTGGGTGCCGGGTCCGCGCAAGTCGCTGCTGTATAAAGCGATCAAGCCGATTGATCGGTGATCATTCGTTCACCGCAACCAGGTAACGCTCCAGTAGAATCATCGCGCTGTTAATCTTGGTGATCGCATCGAGACCTTCCTGACGGCCGTTCACGTCGTCCAGCATTTTCTCGCGGACCCGTTCCGCCAGGATCGCCAGCAGCGCGTGCTCAGCACGCATCCCAGTGTCGTCCTCCTCCTTGAAGCGAACGGTCAGGTCTTGATCGCCGCCGCCGATCACGCGGTAGTGGCGGGCCGGCACGACGAGCCCTTCGTACTTGTCGATCGTGGCGCCGTTGGGGCCGGTGTAGTCGAGCTGGGCCATGGGGCTCTGGAGGTATCGCCGCCAGTCTACGCCCATGAAAAAGCCGGTGAGTCCACCCTCACCGGCTCAGTCGTCTACAAGAGACCCCACGGATGTCAGTGTATCACGCTGCGATCGGCTTTAGGTCATCTGCTTCGGTGATTTCATCCATCGGCGTTGACATGAGCCTGTAGCGGCGATTGAGTAGTGGGCTGTAGCCAGTAAGAAAGCAGTAAACCGTGTTGTACTTGTAGCCATGTTTGGCGCACCATTCGTGCAGCCCATTGACCGGGATTCTAACAGTGCGGCCAACTCGCAGATCACGCAACTTCCAACATGGTGGATCGGGCGGCTTGTCATCTGCATTGGACTTGACCCACCAAAGCCAGAAACCGCCACGGCCTGCCTTGTGTAGGTGGCAGCCGACGAGTCCGTTCTTGATCAAGATACGAAGTGCTTTCCGCATGGTGTTGCGGTGCATCCCAAGTTCGTCGGCTGCTGCCATGAAACTAGGCCACCACTGCTTGCCTTTTTGCTCAAGTTGCACCATCAATAGCACTTGACACGGCATGTATTGATAGCGAAGTTGCGCGAGGTATTCAGGCTGGATCATTGGCCTTCCCTAGCGATCCGCGCCTGTTCGGTGAGCAGGGCACGGATGGCGTTGCGATCCTCCATTGGCACCCTCCAGCTCGGCGGCGATGGCGAGGAGTTGATAGCGAGCGTCTTCGTTGCGGACGCTCTTGCCATCGACAAATGCTCCCGCTTCCGGGAATGACCCTTCACGGGGAGGGTCGTAATGCTCCGGCACCACCTGATCCGCTACAGCACGCAGGGCGGCGGCGAGGCACACTCGCTTGTTTGGGTGGTTGTGCCCGCCAGGCCAGTGGTCAAACGTGGCATCCAGCACCGCCTGTGCGGCGGTGCTCAGGGGGGTGGGGTCAGTCATCGGTCGGCTCCGTGGTGGTGGTGGGCAGCGGCAGGGCGTGGGCGGGGAGCCAGTGGGTCGCATCTTCTGCGTATTCCAAGGGCTCAAAAGACCACCATCCGGTTGATCCATCGCATGATGGAGGGTTCCAGCACCAGCAAGATCCCACGGTCGCGCCAACATTAAAAGCGCAATCCTCCGGCCCCGGCAGCCGCTCGCTAATCGGCACTGGCTGGAGCGGCGCGAGTGGGCTCGCTTGAGCAACCTCCAGCGATGCCTGAATGTATCTAGCAAAAATTGACTTGCGACCGGCGATGCCAACTTTTACTCTTTCAAGAAACAGCTCTCGCGGCATGTTGTTAGCATAATCAGCCCCGCCTGAGATCGCTGAGCAGATGATGCGCTCTTGCTCGGGCTCGCCAGCAGCGCCCGTTTCGCTGACGATCATAGGTAGAAGGCCGGCATCCAGCACTGCCTGTGCGGCGGGGCTCAGTGGGTTGGGGTCAGTCATCGAGCTGCTCGGATAGATGGGGAATCGTGTGGACGCTGCGGAGCCTGCTGACAGGTGTTGCTGCACCCGCTTGCGCAGCGCAACGCTCTCTCGATACCAGTAGTAGTCCTCGGGGTCATCGAACTGGTGGTCGGCCTCCAGTTGGCCCTGCATGTAGGCCATGTGGCTGGCCAACTTGATCAGCAGGTCGAGGGTGGGGTCAGTCATCGAGTTGCTCCAGTGCGCGGCGGATAATATCGTATTTGGCCATCACATCTGCATTGAGATGGACACCATTAACTACAACGGGGTCAATTTGCATAGATGACAGCGTCGCAAGCGCCTGCTCCTTCAAGTTCAGCGGCTTGGGGCGGCGGGCAGCGCGGAGCGAATCACCGCACTCGGCGTAGCCTTGAACCCACTCACAGCACGCTTCCAGCTCCTGTTCGGCGCCCCATTGGGCGGCTTGGGTGGCGACCTTTTCCATGTCATGGTCAACAAACAAGGCATCGCGCCACTGCTTCACCAGCTCAAGCGGTGGCGTGATCGGTTCGTTGTTGCTCATTGGGTTAGTTGCTCCGACTTGTGTTGTTATTGGTGGGCGGTGCTGATGATTCAAGCTATAGATCGCGGGGTGATGGCTGCGGCAGCCGATCACTCGGAATTGCAGTCGATCATTTCCCTACCCTCCTCCTTATCCTTTGCGCCCACCCAAGCGCCACCCCCAGCCCGAGCACCCCAGCAGGGCCGGGCACGGCAGGTTCGTTCGGCGGATCGTGATGCGGCGGCCTCCCACCACCACCATGACCGCCACCATGGCCACCGCCGCCGCCGCTCCAGCCGCCACCGCGCCCAGGCCCGTAGATCCCCGGCGGATTCCAGCCTGCAGGCGCACCACGCCACGAGGCGAGCAGGGCAGGGCCGGCGATGCGACCGCGACCCGTCACCGGGGGATCGAACAGGCTGCCGCTGGAGTGGCCGCCATGGATGCGCGGCAGCTTGGCGGGACGGTAGCCCAGCGGATCGAGCGGATCGGCCTGCACGGGGCGGCTGCCGGCGACTCCGACGCCTTCCGGCAACACATCGGCCCACCCAGCGCCAGCGCAGATCAGCAGCAGTGGCGCGGCCTTCATGGCGGCAACCGCAAGAAAATGCGCTTTTGTTTTGGCGGCGTGTTTGCGCTGCCGCTCAGCATTGTAAGCGCGGCCTTCTTCGGTGAACTTAGGCCAACAGGACGAACAGTAGTCGCGTGTCGGGTGATAGACGCGCCTGCTGCAATCAGGGTTGGCGCAGGCTTTGATGGGCTTTGGCATGTGCGTTAGCTGCTGTGGTTACTGTAGCACACATCAGGCACGGCTCAGCCTCAGAGACGCACGGCGCAGCGCTTCAATGCGAACATACAGATCGCTCATCTGCTGCATTGTTTCGGCAGCGTTGATCAGGTAGGGCCAGCGGTCGTCTTTCATCACTTCAGGTAGCGACTTGTACATGCGCCTGGCCATCTGCTTCAGCGTTTCGTCGCCATTGGCCTCAACCTGCCAGTCCTCAGTCAGAACAAACCGCCTTGAGCGGGAATCGTCATCGTAGCGGTGGCCAAGCTCGTCAAGGCAGCGCAGTTCAACGCGACCAAGGCCCGACTGCAGAAAGATGTATTTACCGAAAGCGGACAGCGGCTCGGACACCTTGAGCCATTCGCGCTCGATTTCCCTCCAGAAGGCGTCGCGGTCAATGACGAACTGGCAGTGATCTTTACCAGTGTTGATGCCGTCTGCCTTGGCTTCGTCAAGCAGATACAGCATGGACGTGAACATGGACATGGGGTGTTTTGTGGGGTGAACAGCAGAATCTTACACCCTCGTTAGCAGGGGGTCAAGCGACGGGCTTCACAGACTGTCGTATTGCCATCCGAGACCCCCTGTGCTACAGTTCAGAGCGTTCACCCGAACCACACATGCCTACTGCCCCCACCGCAGCAGAAACGACTGCTGCGCCCACGCCCAAGACTGCGGCAAAGCCTGCGGTCAAAGAGGACATCTACACAGCGCTTGCCGCTGCTTCTGCCACGTTTCCCGCACTCACCAAGGACGGCATTAACACCTACCTGAAAACCAAGTATCTGACGCTGAGCAATCTGCTGTCCATGATCCGCGATCCGCTGCTCGATGTCGGCTGCATCATCACGTCGGCGTTTGAGCCGCTGGATGGCGTGCCTGGAATGTTCGTCGTCAAGACAACCATTCGCCACATGCCTTCTGGCACTGAACTGAGCAGCAGCTTTCCGATCGCTGATCTTTCGACCCAGAAGGCCGGCGCTGCTGCCACCTACGGGATGCGCTACAACCTTATGCACATTCTCGGCCGTGCTGCCGATGATGACGATGACGGCGCTGCGCTGGCAAATCCTGTGCCGCAGGGCTACGAGGGCCAACTGCCGCAAGGTCAGCAGCGCAATGCGCCTGCCCAGATGCCGCAGAACAATCAGGTAGGTGCGGCATGGCTGTAGCCGATGAACAGGAGCCCATCGCGTTTGATGCGTGGTGGGAGAAGCACGGCGCTGATGCTCTACCTGATAGACCCACAAAGTCGCAAGAAGAAATCGTTGCGGCAATTTGCGCTATCGCCCGCGCCGCATGGCGCCAAGGCGCCTACCACGCCATGACTGGCAACCTGACCCCACCGACTCACTGACATGAAATCCGCACGCATCGCCATTTTCCGCAACGACCGCAAGCAAGCGCAAAACCAGCCCGACGGCAACGGCATGATCGAGCTGCCGGCGCAGTTCATCGCTGAGCTGGCCCAACTGCTCCAGACCGGGCAGTTCACCGGCACGAATCAGCAGGGCGAGCCGATCGTCTCGTGCAAGGTGTCCGTCTGGCGGGCTGATGGCAGCACCAAGCTGATCCTGTCGGGCCAGATCGAAAGTCCTTCCGAGAGGGCTGCCTACCTGGCCACGCAGCAGCAGGCCGCACCGCCGCAGCAGTGGAGGCAGCCGCCTGCTCAGCCCGCCTGGGGGGCGCCTCCGCAGCAGCCGCCGACCCAGCAGTGGGGCGTGCCACAACAGCCCGCTCCGCAGCAGTGGGGGCCGGCGCAGGGGCAGCCGCTGCCGCCTGCCGTCCCGCTCCAGCAGCAGCCGCCTTCGCCCATGCCCGCTGACGCCCCTGCGTTCTGATGGCCGTGACGCTCAAGCTCCTCCCTCCCGTAGAGGGGCTTTCTTTCAGCGAGCAGGAGCACCGGTACACGTTCAGCCATCCACGGCTGGGCGTGCTGCCGCTCTATTCCTGCTCGCAGGTGATGGAGGCCACAGAGGCCAAGGCGATGAACTGGTCGCACTGGCGCAAGCGGTTGATGACGAAGGGACTTACCGAGCCGGAGGCGGAAGCCGCCGATAAGCTGTGGCCCCGTGGCCCGCTATCCCTGGAGCAGGCCAACTGCTTTATGGAGCTGTGGCGCAATCACAGGGCGCAGGTGGGGACTGATTTTCATGCACATGTACAGTCAGCGCTGCTTCGCAGGCCGCCGCCTTCCGTCTTGCATAATGAAGCATCATCTATTCTGGATGTCTGGATAGACAGCCTTCTTCCTCGCATCACAGATGTCTTTCTCATTGAGCAGCCACTGGTTCACAAAGCCTGCTTTTTTTCTGGTACGCCTGATCTGCTTGCTGTCATTGACGGTGTGCTGACATTGGTGGACTGGAAAACGCAGATGCTGAAATACAGCCCTGCGGGGCAGCCGCTGGCGCCGAAGGTGCGGCCTGAATGGCAGATGCAGCAGGGCGCCTATGCCGCGATGATCGAATCGTGCTACGGCATAAAGGTTGAGCGCGGCATGAACTGGATCGGCTGGGCCGAAGGATCGAAAGACCACTTCTGGAACGCCGCTGATTTGGAACAGGGCTGGTTCAAGTTTGCGGGTTTCCTCATGGAACTGCACGCCCGCGAGGCCCGGCTGGGCTCAATTCCACACTCGATTGCCATGCAAGCCATGGCGCCCATGTTTTCCAATGGCTGACCTGCACGGACGACGAACCCGACTGCAGCTCCTGCTGCTGCCTGACGTGTTCCTTCGACTGGAGGACGCGGCAGACGCGGAAAACGTGAGACCCGCCAAGTGGGTCGAGAACTTGGTGATTGCCGAACTGGAGAAACTTGCCAAGCAGAAGCGTGTGCTGTAGGGTTCACGCACATACGGTTCCCGCCGGGGGATTACCGCAAAGGGCGCTGGCCTGATCAGCGTCTGCCCCGGCCGATCTTCCAATAAAAAGCCCCCGCCGAAGCAGGGGCTGAGTCGTTTTCTGGCCTGATGCTATCAGGCCACCATGTCGGGACCGTCGTCCACAGGCGGCACGAACATGTCCGATTCGCCGGGCTCAGGCTCAGGGGCCGGCTCCTCTTCGACGGGCGCCTCGGGCTCAGGGGCAGGCTCCTCTTCGACGGGCTCAGCAGGCGCCTCGGGCTCCGCCAGCAGCTCCAGAATCTGCGGGTTGAGCGCTTCCTCCTGAGCGGTGTCGGCGGCGATCTCGGCCTGAGCGGCGGTCAGAGCGGCGGCAGTGGCGGCCACCTCGGCTTGCAGGCCGGCGATGATCGCATCGGTCGCGCCGGAGTCGATGGCATCCAGCTTTGCCTTGAGCGCCTTGGTGTAGTTGATCAGGAGCTGGACGTTTTCCTCAAAAGTCATCTGAAACCTCGTAAGAGCAGAAGTGAGAGCGGAAAGCCGACGATCGATGTTATCGAGACTGTCAGCGGTAGCATCGGATCTGTGCAGCAACTCTTGTAGAGCAGCTTCAGCGCCGACGATGTAGGTGATGCCGGCCATAGATCAGTTCCGGGCCTGCTCAAGTGTAGCACCGCCGTCATCGGTAGAAGTCATGCGCGACACAAGCTCTCGGATGCGCTGGCCCGATCGCTCCAGGTATTCAACGCCATTGATAACGGCGTGCCACATGGGTTCGCCGTTGACCGGCACAACATCAACAGTAACGACAGACACGGAAGCCTCCTGTAGGATGGGGTGAGTAGGTAGCGCCGCCTTGGAAAACGTTGATCTGATTGAACGCTGCATTGATGCGTTCTGGTCAGCCGAAGTGAGCTTCACCACGCTCCAAAGCCGCGAGCGCATGAATCAGGTGATCTACGCGGTCGCTGATTATCTTGCGGATAACGGACAGCATGATGCTGCTGCGCTGATCGAGTGTCATACGAGCAAGTTCAGGTTGAAACCCGAAGCGCAATCTCCTCCGTCGTCGCAAAGTTGACCGCGCCTTCGATCAGCGCATCAGGCGTTACCTGTACTGAGCTTGCGACAATCAGAATGTCAGCTTCGTAGTAGATGCTACCGGGCAGCAATTCGTTACAGCCGATCGCCGCTCTTTCGGTCTGCAGCCAAAGGTTGGCCGACGCTCTACTGCCCGGCCCTGTCAGTAGCAGCAGTTGCAGCAGGTCAAGCGCGTTTATGATCTCGTCATCGCTGCGCCGCTCGATTAGGAATCGGAAGCTGCCAGCGCCCGTTACCAGATCACAGATGCTTTCGCCAAAGCGAACACCGATCGGTGTCGTGTCGATAGCGGCAGAATCGAGATCAAGATTCCACTCGCGGATGTCAGCGACAAACTTGCGCGGCGGCGCTACTTGCTCAATCTCAATGTCTGCCCATGTGCTGCTGTTGAACGCTACGCGATTGACGTTGTTGATCGCATCTTGCGCCAGCAAGTGAAAGCTGATCCGATCGAGCGAATCCCGGTGGATCCAGTAGGTCTCCGTGTCGGTCGCATCGGTCAGCGGTAAGCCGCCTGTGAGCGACAGCGTGACCCGATCGCCGGTCATGTAGGCCGTGTCGAGCAGCAGCACGCGGCTGTTGGGCATGTCCAGATCGGCCGCCCGGAGCAGTCCAGGGGCCGCCGGCTCGCGCTGCAGGCTCAGTGCCCCCATGTCACCGAGAATGGCCATCAGACGGGCACCACGGGGCCAGTGACGGCGAAGCTCAGCCTGACGCGGTGGGCGTCCTTCACGGCAACAACGGTGCCGACACCGGAGACATGGGCCTGAACATCGTAGCCGGAGTCGGCAGCCGCGTCCGTGCGAAGAAGCAGCTCGACGGCAGGCGGCTCGTTGCTGCGGAAGCTGTCGAACAGTTCGGCGTAGCCGATGTCATCCGGATCGTAAAGGATAGACGCTTCGCCACGGGCCGATCGCTTCAGCGGGATGCTGCGCTGATCCCAGCGGTAGATCGGCGTTTGCGGCTTCACGTCGCGCTCAATGTTCAGCGTCCAATCGGTACAGCGAATCGGATCGTAGCCGTCAACAAGTAGCTGTCCGTGGGAGCCAGATTTGATCATTCGGTGAGCACGTAAGACTGGAAAGTTAGCCCAGTTATATTGGCAATAGTCAGAGAGGTAGTTGTTGTTGCTAGTGCTCTATCCGCAAATGTCCAGCTTCGATCAAAAGTGGTTGACAGGGTTCGCGTTGCAGTCGCGCCTTCGCTGCTTGATTGTGCCACCATTCTTCCAACGCTGTAATCCAGAACTGCGCTTCCTCCGTATTGAGTACGTCCGAATAAAACCATTTCATTATTCTCTGCCGTGGTGTACTTCTGAGAAACATGCAGCGCAAAAAGTCCAAGCCCGGGATCAAAAGCACTGTTAATAGCAACACCTCCATCGATAGGCATAGGGCGACTAAAGAAGCTAGGGCCATTATCAAGATAAGTTGGTGCCGTGCTGAGGCTAGGCATTAACCTGTTGCCGCCAATAAAGTTTAGGTCTTCGTCGTATCGATGAATATAGACTCCCTGCCCTGTCGTTAGAAGTATGATTTCGCTACCAGTGGTGTAAGCGCCAATAACTATTCCTAGGCCGTCAGTGGCCGTGCTTCTGCCACTGACAAAGGTGTAGTCTGTTTTGCTGAAACGAAGTATTCCACTATTGGCAACGGTAACAATGTAATTAGCTGTTTCCAGGGGAATTGGGTCAATCCCAACACCACCGCTAAAATTGTATTCAATAACTCGCGTAGGAGCAGGCAGCCCTCCTACGCGTAAATCAGAATTGCACTCTACAAAAAACTGCTTTGTAGCATCCCCTTGGGAAGAAGCAAAGAGCAGTTTTCCGCTAGACAGTTTAACGCAAGCGCCCCTAACTGGAGTACCTCCTGCGGTTGGTGTGATCGCAAATAGCGTTAAAACACCAGTTGCAAGATCAATATAGCCAATGCCATAAACACCGTCTGATTGGGATTGATCAAAAATATAGTATCTTTCTGTATCAGGGTCATAATAACCTGCTTGCCATTCATTAGGGCTATTGCCCGTCATTCTGAATTGATAAATAATTGTACTTAGGTCAGCCGATATTCTCATCCACTGAAACGGTGTGCCCAGTCCAGACACGCTCATGTTGAACGTGACAAAAACATCGCCATTGGACAATGGCTGACAGGTGCCAGGCGTGTCGTTGACACCGCTAATAGACTGGTCCCTAAAACCATCTATTCGCTTTGTGGTTATACGAACACCATTGTAATCGTATTTATGAATTAAAAATCCATTTGGCCCAACTGATGTATCAGGGTCAATCTCTTGCACAGCGTAGACATATTGATTTACAGCATCAATCCCTGCAACGCCTCTGAGCACTCCGCTAGTGGTGTTTTGCGCTGAGGTTGTCCTCGCAATCCACATTAACGGCGTTTCAATCACTTCTACTGTTTTTGTCGCCGTTAAAACAGTCAGCCCAAGAGTTGCCGTTAACGTGATCGTAAATGTGCCTGTATCGGGAAATGTAATATTAGTGGATTGCGCCGTAGGGTCAGCAATCGTTGGGCCACTGCTCGTCCACAGGAAATTCCAGGCGCCATCAAGGCCGAAAACAGCGCCAGTGTAGAACTGGGTGATACCTTGTGATGCTTGGCTGTTGCCAATAATTTCCAGCTCAATGCCGACATCGGATACGCGGAAGCTGATGTCACGCATCTGCGCTTCGCCGCGATTTACCGCATGACTCGCTGACGACACATGCACGTTGACCGGATAGCCGAGATCCGTCGCTGAATCAAGCAGCAGCGTGATCGGCTTTTCGCTGACGCCATCCAGCAGGATCGAGTCGAACAGGTCCAGCGCGGCGGCATCGGTCGGGTCGTAGAGCAGCTTGGCGGTGCCGGTGGCCTCGCGCCGGCCGGGGATCACCTCGGCGTCCCAGGAGTCCACTGGCGTCACGTCCAGCATGGGGCGCTGCTCATCGAGCGACCATCCGGTGCAGCGGGCGACACGGGTGCCGTCCACGAAGAGCTGGCCGCTGCGGCCCGTCAGGACTGCCATGGGGAGTGCTGCTGAGCACCCAGTCTACGCGACATGGCGAGCGGCGAATCGACCTTCTAGGCGCAGCCGCACCAGCTTGCGGCCGGGCACCGTGTCCACGATGGAGGGCTCCTCATCGGAGAAGAAGAACTGCATCCCACTGGGGATACGGGCCTGCAGCGCTGGATCCATGCCGGCAAGCAGCGGGCTACTGATCGTGACGGAGATGCGATCAGCAGAGCAGTCGAGCCACGCCTGATAAATTAGCGCGACTTGCTCATCGGGGATTCCGCCTTCACCGCCGAACTCCAGTATCAGCGGAATCTTGTTAGCGTAGCGGGCGTAAATACGCTTGGTGACATTGCCGGCCATCTGCGGAAATGTCTTGACGGCGTATTCGCCAGTGCCGCCGGAGCGAACAGTGGGCGTGATGGGGGGGAAGGTGGTCATAAATCACAATGAGGGGTCTGGTGGCGATGGTACGCCTGCCCATGAAGCGGCAACATTTACGCCGTCAAAGCTAAACTCAAAAGTTACCGGATCTGTGGGAATGAATGGTGCGCCAGTATTAGTGGCGCCAAACCAAGAGCGAAAAGTGCCACCGCCTTCTGCCCCAATACTTCCAAGAAAGCCACCAACCGACGTGAATGGTGGCATTGGGTAGATTGGCCCTCCTCCCCACCAAGCAAGCGAGGTTGGGCTTACCGTAAACGGGCCTGTAAATACAGGCGGATTGCCGGTGGAAATCCAAGCAGAAGGCAGCCCGCCTCCTTCGCCAACAACTCTGTAAAAGGGATAAAGCAAAGGGTTGAATCCGCCCCAGTCGATACCTTCGGCGCAAGTCCCACTCCCAACCCATGCACCATCTGCGCCAAAGCCGGGTGATGGAGTTGCAACAACAGGCGCACCGTGATTACGGTATTGCTCAGCGAGTTGCCCGATGAACGTGATGGGCTCCAGTCGTGTATAGCCCGGTGCAACCTGCTCGTACTTCAGCTCGCCGGGCGCAAAATGCCATTCAAGTGTTGGCGGAATCTTGGCTAGCAGTTCCGCTTTGATGCCAAAGAAGAACTTGGCTGGCAATTCAAGCGGTTTGTAATCCCCTTGCGCTGCATCGCAGGCGGCCCACACTTCTGCCATCTGCTCATCGGTGATAACACCAAATGCGATTCGCAGGCTGGCGTCAACGCTCAACGCGCCAAAGCCACGGACAGAAGCACTGCCGCCGTTCTTCGGCTCATAGCGGCGATTGGGAAAGCGACCGAGCTTCAGTTCACGGCCGCCCTCTTCGGCAATGGGCTCCAGTGGCGGGAAGGGAATGGCCATGTCAGATCCCCCACTTATCCATAAGATAGGTTTCCAGATCGGTGCGGTCACCGGATGGCAGGAGCGTGTCGAAAACCAGCATCTCGCCGATGTAGCCACTCCACCCACGACCAAGGCTAACCAGGTTCCGATCCATGCCAAAACCAACCCTAGTGGTTGAGCTATATGCGGTCGTGTTCTTCACGCGCAGTAGGCATGGGCTTTGGATTTCCGTAAACACATTAGAGAAGCGATTCGTCCCGTTGTTCCCGTTAATAAATGCACCATCAAACGTGCCGCTTTGCAGCGCTGTGCCCACGTTGTTACCGCTAATATACCAAGTGTTATTAAAGGCGCCAAGGATGCCGTCAAAATTGGTAAAAGCGGATCCATCGTATTGCAGCACAACGTACATCTCCTGAATAGCAAATGCTGCTGAGGCCGTGGCCAGGGCGATGCCATTGTCACCAGCCGGCCACTCAGCAGCATTAAGGCCATTCATTGCGGCGGTGGTGTAGTCGGGGCGGGGATTAATTACGTTAACTTCTGACAATGTGAGCCCATTGCCGCTCTTGTCTGCCCATGTCTGGATTTTGCCACCACTGGTAGTGATGGTACTGGCGTCACTGGCATCCCACCACGCGACCGGAGAAAGCGTCAGCGGATCAAATGTAGGCGCGTCGTCATCTTCAATCGTCCCGACAACTGCTGCCACAGTGCCAATGACATAGCCAGTGCCTGCCGCAATCTGCAGACTTACTGTTCTGTCGCCATCAGCATCTGCGTTGTCGATGGGCGTCACCAGCACGTCGGCACTCGCATCACCCGCGCCAATCACAACGCTCGTGTCAATCGTGTCGTAGTCTGTGCCATTGACGGCGGTGCCAGCAATCGTATAGTTGACGGTCAGCGCTTCAGTCGTGTCGCCTGTGCGGGTGAATGTGAATACAAGATCGTCGGCGCTGTTTTCGACAACGCTGGCAGGCGCGACAGAGAGCGTAATCGTCGGCAGTTCAGTGACGCTCCACTCAAACGTCCAGCCGTCAGTCGGCAGGCTAGCGCCTAGGATGCCTTCATAAAGCGACGTGCCAGGCGCCAGCGTATCAGCGCCATCAATCGTCAGCGGCTCCTCCGCGAACACGCTGACCAGCTTGATTGCGGGATAGACAACGCCATCAACAACTGCATTGAGATTGACAAATCGAGAGCCGACCACAGTATCTGAGAATGTGATCGTCACCGTGTCAGTGGTTTCATCGGCAAGCGTGCCTTCGCCGGTCATCGTCCATTCGTAGGTTGCCGTGGTGAATGGCAGTGCGATATTGGCAGTCAGCACAACGTCGCCACTGCCAATGCGATAGTCAGGGCCGTCAATCGTAACTGCGTTGCCGGTGGGCGCCGTAACAGTCACCACCCGCGAACCGCTGCGATCGAGACTGTCTGACGTGCGCGTAGCAGTGACATTCAACGTCGCAGTGCCGACGCCTGCGAACGTGACTTCTGGCGTCTTGGATGTGTCATCGTCAAAGGTGACGCCTGTACCAGTCCACGCATAAGTGTAGGTATCCTCAGGCCCGTCAATCTCTGCAATATACATATAAGTGCTGCCATCAACAGCGCCAAGCGGGCCGATGACGTTCACGCCAGCAAACGGCGGCTCCAACGGTACATCAGGCGGTAGTTCACCGATCAGACCTTCGATGACCCACGCGTCAGGATCATCCCAATCCTCCAGCAGCAGCGAGCGGCCATCGCCGTCCAGCGGGAAATAGCTGGCGGTGATCTCCAAGTTGCCTTCGTCGTTGTAGCTGATAACTTGCGCCTTGAATGTCTGTGTTGCCTGTACGGAATCTGCGATGCAGAACACGGCGTTGCTATAGCCGACCACCTTGCCGGCGGTGACGACGATGGCGACCTCCTGCAGTTCGCCGCTGCCATCCCAGAGCACGACGTTGTAGGTGCCGTTGGCGAGCGGCGTGCCGGCTGTGGTGGTGGTCGAGCCGTCCGCGAGGATCACGCCGTTGTTCGGCTGCTCGTAGGCCAGCACCTCCATGCCGACCTTGATGATGGCGCCGGGCTCCAGGGCGTTGCGGTCCGGCAAGCACTCGATCGTGATGTCGTGCGTGATCAGCCGCTGCTCACGGCAGCGCATCTTGGCGGCGTCTACGGCGTGCCGCTCGGACGTGCCGAACTCGCTGATGTCGAGCTGCACCAGCGGCGCTGAGTCGGGCGTGCCGGCCTCGCGGACGGTCAGCTCGCGGATCACCGGGAACAGCCCCCGGCCGCTGAGATCGCTCGCCTGTCTTTCCTCGCGCCACTTCACCGACACACGGATGGGCTGCCGCTCCTGGCTGTCCCGCTCAGCGACCGTGACCGCATCGGCGTTGCCGGCGGTGAACAGCGCGGTCGGCGTGTACTGCTTGCCGAACTCAGCGATAGGCGACAGGTGAAACTTTCCGTTCTTGGTGGAGAGATCCAGCAGGAACAGCTTGGCCAATTCAGCACCCTTGCCGCGAATGTTAATGGGGTCACTGATCCCCATGTCGAAGAAGTATCTGCGGCTGTATGTCCACTGGCCTGCAGCATAGAAGCTGGCAAAGTCAATCTGTGCTGGGCTCACAATGTCACCAGCGCCGAAGCGCTCATTGGTGAGCATGATCGCCAGCACTTCAGGAAAAACGTGCGTTGCACCAAAGCCGCAGTTGACGTAGACGCTGAACTGGTTGAGTTCGTTGAAGCTGGGACCGCTGCGAAGCGTCAGCCCAACTGTGGAGATGCCCTCGTAGGTAGGGATTGACGGATTGGGCGAAATCAGGTTGACATAGGCAATCTCATGCTCCGGCTGATTAGCAGAAGTTTGGATCTCTTCGTAGGCAAAGATTTCGGCCAGTGCGCCATAAGCATCGGCATAGCTCGCTTCGTCTTTCGGTCCAACGCCAAGATCGCCAAAGCTGCTGAAGATGTTGACCTGCGGAATGGTGGCCGCCAGACCGAATGTGCCCGGCCCCGGCGCCAGTGATTCACCGGAGTAGTTGAACACAAAGCCGTTGCTCGATCCAGTCTTGGCTGGCCCCGCCATGCGGCTATCAAGAAGTACCAGCGGCCCAGGCGACAGATTGTTGCGGATCTCCCAGCCGGTGAGCGGCAAATGCTGAATCTCCCAGCGCTGCGCGGAGGGAAACTGCAGCCGGATGTAGTTGTAAGTCGATTGCTGCGTCTGGCTGGCAATACAGAAGTTCACGTCCAATTCGGTGAACGCAGCGTCAGAGCCCGCAGGACGGCAGCCAATGCGGAAGAAGCTGTAGCGTTTCTCAGGCAACGAGATCGTGCCAGATGTCAGTTGCGACGTATTGAGTGTCTGGCCGGCACCGATGACAGCGCCGTTGTAAAGGTCGCAGGAAACAAGATCAGACCAGAAGCCGGAGTACGCATCACGGAAGTTGCACAGCCCGCTGTAGCGGATACCAAGCGAACTCTTGTAGCCAATTTCGATAACCTGCGTTGCGCGATCAACGATGAACGACGAGATCGCTGCGCGGAACAAATGACTTGTCTGCGTGCCGTTATAGACGTTGCCGGGTGTCAGTGCATTGCGCTGGATCGCTGGAATTGACGTGCAGACGGCATAACCAGGCCGCACAACGCTGAACTCGGCTTCAATCGTGACGCCACCGCCTTTCGGCTCGTTTTCTGCTTCCGAGACGAACACTTCACCAGCGGGCGAGCGGCCTGTGCAGATGGCGTAGCACTGGCCAAACTTGTATAGCTCGCCAACGACAACAGAATCATCCCACTGGCGCTGGCGACCGGCGATGGTCTGTGCGGCATCAATGCCTTTGACGATCCCGACAGGCGGCAGCAGCCATGCAAACGCAGTGTCGTAGTCGCTGCTCGCATCAATACGATAAACGAAGCTGTCGCCTACGTTGAAGTAGTGCAGTTCGCCTTCGGAGGCAAGTGTGTAGGAGGGGCCTGGCATCGCTACGCAATAGGCTCTCCGACCGGGCGATAGGCTATCACGCCTGAACGCGACGAGAAAATGACCGACTGTTTTATCCGCTCTGCTTTGCCCTGAGAATCCCAGTTACAAGTAATTTGGCTAGCCCCACTACTGCCAACTGGCTTCAACTGAGGATTGCTAGTTGAGCGGATGACTGGACTAACCCGATAGCCCAAGTTGTTGCCCATCGGCGCATACACGCCAAACGCCGTCTGATTGTTGGGGCGACTGACGTAGCAGAAATCATTGCTGTATTGCTGGTTGATGCCGCGCACGTCAAACACGCTGGCGCCACCATCGTTCTCGGCATTGCCCTCGTCGTTCGCAGCAAGCCGCCCGGCAATGTGATCAGTGCTGCGAATCAGGCCGCCGCCAGCGCGAAAGTAAACCGAAACACGGCCTGCAGTGTTACCCGTGGGATTCAGATCGTAGGTGCCCAGCAGGTTATCGCCAATGGCGAACTGCCTTGGATCCAGCGCACCAATCGGTCCCTCGGAAACCATGAACGCCGCCCGCAGCAGTTGACCGGTGCCCTGCGAAAACAGTTGCGACCACAGCAGGTTGGTGTTGACGCGCACGCCGCCATACCACACGCCATCAAGCTGTTCGCGTTTGGCGAACACGACAGGGATAACGCTGCCCATTTCGACAACGTTCTGCGTGCTGCTGAAGCCAGCGCGAGGGGCGAACCTGCCACCGCTGACGATGTTCTGGCCATCAACACTGGTGGTATTGAGCTGCGCTGGGTTGTTGTTCTGCCGGCGCGATAGGCGGCTGGCGAGATAGCTCAGCGCCAAGCCGATCACCAGCTTGACAAGGAAGGGGATGATCAAAAACGCCGTGGGTTGGCCAGGGCGAATGTCATTGAACGTAGAAGCCTGCTTGACGAAGTATCTGTATTGATCTTCGTCCCATCCGAGCAGGTCGATCAGCTTCCGGTCCTCGGGAAGCAGGATGACCCGTGACTGGCGGGGGGAAAGCATCAGGAGAGCGGGATCGAGCCGGTCGTAGGGAGCTGGCCGACGAGCGCCGTGGTGAGTCTACGCCGTGGGAACTCGGCCTCGATGGCATCGAGCGGGCTGCCCAGCCGCACGGAAAGCGTTAGCTGATCGTGGCTGAAGCCAAGAATCTGATAAACGTCCTCGCTGTACTGCGATGTCTCGACAAGATCGTCAGGATCCAGCCATACAGTTCGCAGTCGCATCAGATGGCGCAGTTGCGATGCTTCCTTGAAGATGTTGAGATCGAGCTGATTCAGCGAAAACAGCACCGTTGCGCTAACGGCAGCAGCCTCCAGATCAACAGATCCACCGCTGAAGCCGAAGCCTGCATAGGTGTAGTCATCGCCCATGTATTCACGCACTTGCCCTTGCGTGAAGTTCTGCCATGCTTGGCCGGCGATGGGGACGCCGGTTCTGTCAAGGATAGCGATGTAGGTGCCAATCGCAAGCTGTGACATCAGCGCATCCCAGCGGCACGACGAGCGGCCGGCGATTCCTGCAGCCGGCGCTGGCTGTAGCCAAAGGACTGCTTGGTGGCCCGATCGATGATCTTCGGCACTTCGTCCTGCCTGACGTAGGCGGTGGAGTCGAACACCAGCGTAGGCCCGTCGTAGGAGATCGACACCTCGCCGCCACCCATGCCGGCCTCGCCACCGGCGGCGCCAGGGCTGCTCAGGGAGTCCCACAGGCGGCTGCTGGTCTCGTTGGGGATGATCGTGCTGAGGCCACGGGCAACGGACAGCTCGGGGCCTTGCTCGCCCACCCAGGAGGGCTGCCCGATCGGCGGGTTGCCGCCCGCAGCGAAGCCGAGGGCGCCCGAGAACAGGTCGGTGATGATGCCCTCGCTGAGCCCGCTGCCGCCGAAGGCGCCCGAGACCGGGTCGGCACCGGAGAACAGGCTGCCGACGAGCTGGCCGATGCCGCCGCCGAAGCCCTTAGTCGCCGTGCCTGCTGTCAGCATCTGCGCGGCAATCATGAACTGCGTCGCGGCTTGCTGCATCAACGTACCGGCCAATACATTCTGCTGAGCGGCGACGTTCTGCTGAACAGAAGCAAGCTCTGCCGTCAGGTTCGGCCGCAGCAGGTTAAACGCCGTATCGGTGATCAGTTGCTCGATCGGACGCAGCGCCGACTGAATCAGCGTGTTGCCGATCGTAGCAAGCATTGCGGAGAACGCTTGCCGGATGTCGCCACCAGCCACCGATGCGATCAGCGCGTTGCGGATGCCGTCACCGATCGAGCCGCCGATGGATTGTGCATCCTGCACGGTCTCCTGCAGCAACGTGAGCGTGCGGACGGCATCGGCTTGGCGGCGGGCCTGCTCATCCGTGCCGCCGCGATTTTTGATGCCAGCGAAAGCGGCCGATGCTTGCGTGCCGACGCCGAAGCCTGCATCGATGCCGCTGGTGAGATTCTGGATCTCGCGCTGAGTATTGACTAGCTCCTGCTGGAAGCCGCGCTGCTTTTCAATTTCCAGCAGTGCTTCGGCAATCCTCAGTTCTTCGCGCTTGTTCTCAAGTCCTTTCGCCAGCGCCTCTTCACGCTCCTTGGTGAGCGGACCAAGAGCTTTGACGGCCTCAGTCAGCAGCTCCTGCTCGCGGGTGTTGGCGATTTGCAGTTCAAGCAGCTTCTGCTCGGTTTCTGTTTGCTGGATGCCAGCCGCAGCAATCCGAGAGGCTAGTTCCAGTTCTTCGCGCTTCCGCACGATGCTCTGCTCGCCCACGATCTCGCGCAAAGTTTCTTCTTCGCGGCGGCGCAACTCTTCGCGCTTCAGATCCTCTTCAACCTTTTGTCGCTCGCGCTGAAGTTGTTTGTCGCGCTCGGCCTGAGCCTTCAGGTCGAAACCGGCCGTGCTGACGCCGATGCCGGGGATGGCGGAAGCTGCCGTTGTCGCAGCACCGCCTATGGCTCCAAGGTGCAGCGCGAGGTTCCCGCGTGGCGTGGTGCCGGCGACACCTGTGTTCCCGCCTCGATTGCTGATTCCGCTGAGCGGCAGGCCGACTCGCGTGCCCACAGGAGCGATCAGATCGATGGCGTAAGTGCCGCGACCGACACGATTGGCGTGCCGATCGATGCCCTGTTCCACGGCGCGAGCAAGCTGCTCCCCGGTCAAACGGGAAACGTCAACGTCGCCCGAAAGATCGCCGCCGATCGAAGTACGGATGCCGCGAGCGCTGTTGGCTCGGATGATGTCAATAGCGTCTTCTCTAACAGCGGCGCGGTTACTGCCACGCACGTCCACCATTCCGTAACCAGGCGCGAGCGACATGCGGCCCGTGCGCCCAAAGGTGCCGCCAAACGAGCCGCCGCCAATATACGGAGGCGTCATCATCGCGCTGTTTTCACGCAAGAAGCTGCGTGCATTGGCGATGCGCTGCGGCGTGTTCTGAGTTGACTTAAGCGGCCTCAGGAAATCGTCTTGGAAGGCAGTCGTGGCCTCTGTGACGTTTCTCGCAGAACGCAGCCGCTGCAGAGCGCCGGGGAACGCACGGGCCAGCTCAAAAGCAAGAAACTCGGCTTGTACGCGAATGTCGCCAGCACGGGCTTGGCTGCCTCCTGCAAACTGCAGCAGCCGCTTCTGACGGCCTGGGTCAGTCCATTGGGCAATGCCGTAACCACGTCCGCTAGCTTGATTCAGGTTGCCCTGCATCCCTCCTTCCAGCGTGC